GAACCAACTCTTAAAATTGACACAGTAACATTAGAATCTTCTGATGATGATATTGATATTGATATTGATGAAGCTGATGAAGATTATGATGAAGATTATGATGATGTAGAATGGGTTGAAACAGATTCTGATGCAGAGCAAGAAGTAGAAAGTAATCCTTATACTATAGCTGCTTTAAATGAAGTTGGTACATTAAATCATGGCCCAGTTAATATTGTAGTAACAGGAGCAGGAATACATGAAGGAATACATGAACAAATAACTGCTTATCAATCTATGGGAAGAAGCCTTACTCCTGAAGTAATGGTTAACTTTATAAATGATGTTAGTCCTGAAGTACAAAGCATATTAACTCAAATTAATGACATAGCAACAGATAGTCAACAAGAACAACACATTATATTTTAACACAATGTTTAACGAAAAATTATTAATAGAGGTTCTAGGATGGCAGTCTGAGTCTAACAAAGAGCAGGAACAAATAGTTCCTACTTTAAATGCCTATTTAGATGCTTTGAATCTTAGGATGAAAGGTAAGCTAAAAATAGAGAATGACACACATGGTAATATTTATGTTACTAAAGGTAAAGCTAATCTTTATCCATGTATAATAAGTCATTTAGATCAAGTTCATAAATATGCTCAGAATAAAACCATATTTCAAAATGGTGATTATTTGTTAGCATTTGATGGACCAAGACAAGTAGGTACTGGTGGTGATGACCTTGTAGGAGTATTTATGTGTCTACAACTTTTGGAAGACTATAACTTTATAAAAGTTGTATTCTTTGTAGCAGAAGAAATAGGTTGCATAGGTTCTAGTGCTTGTGATTTATCATACTTTGATGATTGTATGTTTATAGGTCAGGCTGACAGAAAAAATAACTCAGATTTCATAAATTATTCAAATGGTGTGCAACTATTTGGAGAAGAATTTAGTACATTTGTGGCACCTGTTCTTAAAGACTATAATTACAAAGAGTGTGTAGGTATTGCAACTGATGCTGGTTGTTTATCTAAAAGAAATGTAGGCATTGCTTGCTTTAATATTTCTTGTGGGTATTACAATCCTCATACATCTACTGAGTATGTGTCTATTAAAGATGTTACAAATTGCTACAATGTAATTTGTGATATTATTAGTAATTCTGATAAACGCTTCTTATTTACAAGACCTACAATTACCTACGGGAGTAAACCAACGGAAAGTAAGTCAGAACTTTATGAGGCGTTATATGAAGGCTTTAAAAAGAGCAAGCTCTATGTCAATAATCCTAAACATACTTATGCTTATGGTAAAGCATTTGACTATGTTGTAGCTTTAATTGAGCAGCGTGATGTAGAAATGATGGAATTTGCAGATGAATTTCCTCCTCTTGAGTATTTAATCTTAGATTATATAGAACAAAAAGAAGAAGAATTTAAAATAGAAAAACAGTATAATCAAAGTTTTGAACCTATTGACAATAAAGCAGATAACATTAAACAGTTAGATTTATTTTTTGACAAAGTAGGTGCACCTTGTTCTCACAAAGATACTATGTGGGATACAGGAATGCAGCAAAGCTATTGCTTAGAATGCTTTAACTATCTTGATGAAAAAGATACTTATTATGACAATCACCTCTCAAAGGGGAGAGGTTACTATTAACAACAACAAAAACAAGAAAAATGACAGAAGAAACAGTAAGTTTTGAAGAGGTTGTAGATGTAGCAACACCAGCTACACCAGCTACAGACCCAAATGAGGAAATGAAAGCAGAATACATTGCTTATGTAAACGAGATTAAAGCAGGTAGATTCCCTTGTGATACAAGACAAGATTCTATTGATGCTATTAATACTATTTGCAAAGTATTGGATTTGACTACTGTTGTTCCAAAGACAGACATGCAAACTAGAGATGGTCAAAGAACTCCAATTATTATTGGTGGTACTAACATTGATTTAGTTAAGAGTCAGTATCCTGGATTGTATCCAGTACTAGTAGAACGTATACTAGAACTTGCAGTTAAATTATGATTGAATTACCAACTAAAAAGGTGTTAGCTACTAGAGCTAACCCTAAAAGGTTGGTTATCTATTCAAAGCCTAAAGCTGGGAAAACCTCAGCTTTGGCTTTATTAGATGATTGCCTTTTGCTAGACTTTGAGAAGGGTTCTGATTATGTTGATGCAATGAAGCTTAAAATTGATAGCCTTCAAACTCTTAAAGAGGTTGGTGCTGAGATTATTAAAGCTGGAAAACCTTATAGGTATATTGCAGTAGATACTGTAACTGCTTTAGAGGAATTGTGTTTAGGTTACGCTAAATCTCTGTATATGGATACTCCTATGGGTAAAACATTTGCAGGTGATAATGTACTTAAACTACCTAATGGTGCAGGTTATTTATATCTTAGAGAAGCTTTCTTTAAGATTCTAGATTACATTGAAACATTGGTACCTGAAGATGGTAGTATTATTCTACTAGGTCACTTGAAAGATAAGAATATTGATATAGCAGGCAAAGAAGTTGCTGCTGTAGATTTGGATCTTACAGGTAAAATTAAGTCTTTAGTTTGTGCTAAAGCAGATGCTATTGGTTTATTAAGCAGAAAAGGTAATCAAGTTATTTTGAATTTCAAAACATCTGATGAGATTACTTGTGGTGCTAGACCAGACCATCTAAAAAATCAAGAAATTATTTTAACTGAGTCTATAGATGGGAATCTTGTAGCAAGTTGGAATAAAGTATTTAAATAACAATAACTAAATTTTAAAATTATGACATTTGGAGGACAAGATGTTCAAGAAATCAGTAAGCCTAAGTACATTAGACCAGGCATTCACGAAGTAACAATCAAGTCTGTTAAAGGCGAATTAAATGCTAATGGTAATCCTACTCTTACATTTTCTATGCACTTAATAGATGGTGAACCTGATTCAGCAACAGATTTACGCTTTTATCTATCAGATAAAGCAGCAGAATCTACTTACAAGAAAATCAGACACATCTTTACTAAGATTGTAAAAGATGTAGATTATCTTGCAGCTAAAGCAGAAAACATTGAAGAATTAGGTCAAGTTTACAATGATAAACTATCTGGTCATTCTTTGAGAATTAAATTCCGTGGTGAAGAATATCTTAAGCAAGATGGCACAACAGGTGTTAGATCTGTTATTGGTTATCCAGAATTTGCAGAAGCAATTCAAGAAGGTGCAGAATACCCTGTGGTAGCTGTAACTAAGATGACATTCAACCCTGATACTGATATCAAGAAACTGGTAAAACTACCTGATAATGATTTCTTTACATCAGGAGGTAATGATGGCTTACAGTTCTAATTTTGGAGGTGTAGACGTTATTCATTTAACTAAGGATATGGTACTCAGGAATGTTTCTGAGTACCAGATTTTTAGATTTTATTGTAAGAACTTTACAGAACTTAATAAACCATTCTGCTCAGATATAAGAATGGATAAATATCCTTCTTGCAGCATTAAAGCTTATCCAAATGGTCTATATTACAAGGACTTTGGTACTAATGAAAGTTACAATTGTTTTGCATATGTACAATTCTACATGAGACAAAAATTTAATGAAGAACTAACTTATCATGAAATATTAAAAGTAATTGCAAATGACTTTGGATTTATTAAGAAAGTTCAAAACAAAGAAATAATACCATCTTTAAATTATTTAGGGCTACCTGACAAACATAATAGGCAAACTACAATGATTAGGATAAAAAAGAGAGATTGGAAAGAGTATGATACTTACTGGAATAAGTATTATATAGACAAAGACCTGCTCAATTTTTATAATGTTGTTCCTGTAACAGATTACTGGATTAGCGTTAATAACAATGAATTGCTAAATGTTTACTCAGAGAGTGCAAATGACCCTGCTTATAGTTATGAGCATGGTAATGGAATGAGAAAGATACTTAGACCATCTGCTGACAGGCAGAATAAATGGATAAGTAATATACCAAGGAATGTCTTTAGTGGTTACAATCAATTAGATAAACAAAATAAAGAATTAATAGTAACAAAATCTTTAAAGGATTGCATGATTTGGCGTATTTATGGTTATAATAGCATATCACCACAAAGTGAGAGCATTTTCTTAAATGAGAATCAATTTCAACTACTATCAATGAGGTTTCCAAATATCATTATAAACTATGATAACGATGAAGTAGGTTTAAAAGCAATGAAAAAGTTCTCTACACAATTTGGTATAAAATCTTTAGTTATCCCTGATAATATTAAAGATATTTCCGATTATATATCCATTAAAGGATATGATCAAACAAAAAAATTAACAACAAATTTAAAAGATTATTTAATATGAACACAGAAGCAACAATTATAAATATCTCTCAAAAAGAAGTAGCAGCAATGAGAGCATACAGAACAGATGCAAAAACAATGGCTGACCATTTTGGTATTAGCATTAAAGAAATGCGTGATGTACTAATTAAATTTGGTTTTGCTAAACCAACAAAAACTAGTGTTGATTATGTTATCAACCCTGTATTTGATTTTATCATCAATAGAGTTGATAACTTTAATGATGTTCAAGCACCAGTAGCTGAAACAGCAATTTACAATGCTGATGTTGATGCTGTTGTAGGAACAGTATAAGCTAACGGCTTATGGATAAGTTAACAGAAACAATCCTTCAAGTCGTTTATAAAAAGAGAGATGCCTGTGATAGAGTAGCCACTGAGTTGGATACTCTTGACCAGGATCCCTTAACAATTAGATTCTATGAAGGTAAAGTAGAAGCATTTAATGATGTCATTAATGTTCTTACTAATAACAAATCAAATGAGAGAACCAAATAGACGTAAGATTAAAAATAAGAATGAACTACCTGCTGAGAAAACAAAGGCTAGACCTAATGTTAGGAGGATAGGTCATAATTATGAGAGGAAAGTTGTTAAGGAATTAAAAGAATTAGGTTTTGCTACAGCAGCAACTACTAGAGCTACAAGTAAAATTATGGATGATGCCAAGATAGATATCAATGGTGTTCCATATAATATACAGTGTAAAGCTGTAAAAACTGGCTTGAATGTATTTACTGTTTTAGATGACATGGAAACTTTTATTCCAAAGATGGTTCCAGAAAGAGATGTTTATGTGAATGTGGTTTTTCATAAAAAAGAAGGTGAGGAAGTAGTAGTTCTTAGGAAGGAAGACTTCTATCGCATTATTAAAAAACTACTAGAACATGGAATTACACTCAGAAAATATAGCCTTAATTGATGCTGACTCTATAGTTTTTATAGCCCACTGGGACAGTGATAATAAAACCTATGATAAGCCTTTAGAGGTTATAAAACAATCTATTGATAGTTTGATTAGTTCTATACTAATTAACACTAAAGCTAACAAGTATTTGGGGTATTTAGGATATACTAGAGCACAATTTAGATATGATGCATATCCAGAATACAAAGCTAATAGAAAAGATAGGGAGCCTCTTCCTTTTTACAAAGAGGCAAAACAACATATGGTAGATCATTGGGGATTTATACCTTTACATGGTATAGAAGCTGATGATGTAGTTAATATGTTGAGAATTAAGCTTGATAATTCATTTATATGTGCAATAGACAAAGATTTACTACAACTAGAAGGAACTCACTACAATTACAAAACTAATGAATGGGTTACAACTAGTGAACAAGAGGCTGATTTATTCTTCTGGCAATCCATGATTATTGGAGACTCAGTAGATAATATAAAAGGCCTTGAAGGTAAAGGCAAAGCTTTTGCCATTAAACTTCTTGCTAATATTGATGACGTAGAATCTTTCAGAAATATAATTTTTGAAGAGTACATCAGTCAATATGGTGAATATAAGGGCATTGAAAAATTCTATCAGAATTATAAATGTCTAAAAATCATGGATGGGGAGTATTTTGGTGAGGAAGAACCTATTACCTTAGATGTAAATAATCTTGTAATATGACGTTAGATGAAATTAAAAAGATTAAAACTAAAACAGTTGCATATTTATTGCCACTGGTAACACCTAGAAATGGTAAGATTACTGATTTTAAGGAAGATGAGTTCTTTCCTAAATGTAATTTTATTAACGCTTTTAGGTATTGCGAAGAGTTTTCTGAATTAACTCAACATGTATTTGTTTTATATAAATATAGTCCAATTGCAGGTTTTGAAGCTTACATATCTAGAATGAAGAAAAACCCTTGTTTCCATTCATATATAGATTTTGATAAAGTTTCTGTTATGTTGATTTATGAAATACCTTTTGAGTGCTTAAAGACATTAGCTTTATTTGATAGTGGTTCCTATTCTAAGTTTAGGGTAGAAGATAAAAAGAAGATTCTTGATTTTTACTCTGCTACATCTTCTGATAATTTTGGTCCTTCTGGTGTTCTGTATAAGAAAGACTGGAGGAGATTTGAGATTGAAAAGCAGATTGGTATGAGTTTACCTCAAGATGCTGAGTTATCATCTATACCTTCTATAGAAGAAGAAACCTATTTTATAAAGTATAAAGTAGATAATGAACAAGAGGTTATATAAGATATTCTTATATTTGTATAAATAAAAAAATATGGCTAAAAACAATAATGCAAGGATTAATTTTGTATATGAGTTTTTCTGTGCTAAGCCTGGTTACCTAAAGAAATCGTTGGATATTGTCAGTGAATTAACTGGTGAAGAAAACATTGAAATAATCAGATTAGCAAGAGAATTATATCGTAATACATTTAAAAGTGCAGCCACAAAACTAGAACCTTATTTGGATGGAAATCTAGATAATGTTCTGGTTATTGGTGACCCACATGAACCATTTACTCTACAAGGGTATATGGCATTCTGTAGGTCAGTACAAGAAGAGTATGATTGTGGTACTGTAGTTCACATTGGTGATGCAGTTGATAACCATGCTGTTAGTTATCATGAAAAAGACCCTGAAGGTATGTCAGCAGGAGATGAGTTTAACTTAGCTCTACTGAAGATGAAAGAATGGTATTACACATTTCCTAATGTAAAAGTTTGCATTGGAAATCATGATGCATTACCATTTAGAAAAGCTTTTACAGCAGGCTTACCTAAGACTTGGTTAAAGACTTATCAAGAGTTATTACAAAGTCCACCTACATGGCAATGGGATTTTATTCATGAAATTAATGGAGTAATTTATCAACATGGTACTGGATTATCTGGTGAATTAGCAGCTATTAATGCTGCTAGAGAAAACAGACAATCTACAGTTATTGGTCACTTACATACTGTATGTAATGTCAGATATCTAGCATCTTTTAAAGATCTAATATTTGGTGTTTCAGTAGGTTGTGGAATTGACCATGAAAAGTATGCTTTTGCTTATGGCAAACAGAATACCAGAAAGCCAGTTGTTGCCTGTGCAGTTATCTTGAATGGTAAACTGCCTATCAATATACCAATGAGCTTGTAATAATAAAAAATACCCACATATCAGACAATCAAATGTTTGGTGTGTGGGTTTTATTATTATATTTGCCACCCCTTAAAAATTTAAAAATGGAAATTGGATTAGAAACACTATCTAACGTGGTAGTCTTTAATAAGTATGCTAAATACTTACCACAACAAAAAAGACGAGAAACATATAATGAAATCATTGTAAGATACTTACAGATGATGGTAGATAAATATCCTGCTCTTGCTAATGATATTATGAATCATGGTCAGCTTATCTTTGATAAAAAGATATTACCATCTATGAGAGCATTGCAGTTTGCAGGTCCTGCTATTCAAAAGAATGAAGCTAGAATCTACAACTGTTGCTATTTACCTATTGATGACTACAGAGCCTTTGGTGAGATTATGTTCTTACTACTTGGTGGTACAGGAGTAGGTTACTCTGTACAGTTTAAACACATTGAGAAACTACCTGAAATTAATAAACCTGTTAAAGAGCAAAAGTTCTTAGTAGGTGATAGTATTGAAGGTTGGGCTGATGCTGTAAAACATATGATTGGAAGTTATCTTGGATTTAGAAATACTAAACCTAGATTTGACTTTAGTGATATTAGACACAAGGGTGCAAGATTAATTACTGCTGGTGGTAAAGCACCAGGACCTGAGCCACTTAAGAAATGCTTATTTGAATTAGAACAAATACTTGAAAGAAAAGAGAATGGTCAAAAACTATCTTCTGTTGAAGTTCATGATATAGTTTGTCATATTGCAGATGCAGTTCTTGCAGGTGGTATTCGTAGAGCAGCTTTAATTAGCTTGTTTAGTGCTGATGATGAATCAATGCTAACTTGTAAGTTTGGTAATTGGTGGGAACTTAATCCACAAAGAGGTAGAGCTAATAACTCTGCTGTACTTGTAAGACACAGAATAACTAAAGAGTTTTTCTTAGACTTATGGAGAAAGATTGAACTTAGTAATGCTGGTGAACCTGGTATTTACTTTACCAATAATCCTGATTGGGGTACTAACCCTTGTTGTGAGATTGCACTAAGACCTTATCAGTTCTGTAATCTATGTGAAGTTAATGTTTCTGATGTTACATCACAAGAAGACTTAAACTTTAGAGTAACTGCAGCAGCATTCTTTGGTACTTTACAAGCAGGATTTACTGACTTTCATTATCTAAGACCTATTTGGAAAAAGACTACTGAGAAAGATGCTTTAGTTGGTATTGGTATGACTGGTATTGCTAGTATGGAAGTATTTAAGTATGACCTTACAGAAGCAGCTAACATAGCTTATCTTACTAATATTGAGTTATCTCAAACTTTAGGTATCAATAGAGCAGCTAGAATTACTTGTGTTAAGCCAAGTGGTACTACAAGCTGTGTATTAGGTACTGCATCAGGTATTCATGCTTGGCATAATGACTTCTATATTAGAAGAATGCAAATGTCTAAGTCAGAAGATTTGTACAAGTACTTAGCTGCTAATCATCCTAGTCTAGTTAAAGACCATTTACTAATTCCTAATTCTGCAGTAGTAGAAATTCCTATTAAAGCACCTGCTGGTTCTGTAATAAGAACTGAGACTGCTATTGATACATTAGAAAGAGTTAAAAACGTGTCCATGAAATGGATAAAACCTGGACATATACACGGAGATAACACACATAATGTATCTGCTACTATCTCTATTGATAAAAGTAGAATGTATTATGATCATACAGATGTTGAATTAGATGAAT